TAAATAAGTAAGAAATGGCAGAGGGATTATTTATAACAAGAAAAGATTTAGTTAAATTCACTTCCGTAAACGGTTCGGTGGATAGTGACAAGTTTTTGCAATATATTAAGATATCTCAAGATATCCACATAAGAAATTATTTAGGCACGGACTTATTCAATAAAATACAAGACGATATAGAAGCTGGTACTTTAGCGGGTGATTACTTAACACTTGTTACCGACTATATTAAACCTATGGTCATACATTGGGCAATGGTTGAATATTTGCCTTTTGCAGCTTATACAATAGCAAACAAAGGTGTATTTAAACATGGTAGCGAAAACGCATCTAATGTAGATAAGGAAGAAGTGGACTTTCTAATAGAAAAAGAAAGAAACATAGCACAATATTATACTGACAGATTTATAGACTACATGTCATTTAACGCTAGCGGTAAATATCCCGAATACTTTTCAAATTCAAATGACGATGTTTACCCTGATAAAAACGCAAATTTTGAAGGATGGGTTTTGTAAAAAACGATTATAAACCAAAAAAGGTCAACATAGAAAGGTTAAAACAATATTTAAAAAAAGCATATATAACAAAAACCAAAAAAAAGTATTATTAATATATGGCAAATACAATTAATTGGGGAAAAATATACTGTTCGTCTTATTGGGGTGATACCGCAAACACAACAGATGCAATTCCCGTGTTTTCCGCACCACTTTGTTGGACGGAAGATATATTAGAATTGTCATGTGATAGCACAAGTTTTAGTGTTGATAGCACTTCAATAACGGTTGACCAAACGAGAATATAAAAATAAAAAAAATAAAAAATGGCAAGAATAAACATAGGCGTAGGTTCAGCCCCCAATGACGGAACGGGTGATACTTTAAGAGATTCCATGGTTTCTATAAACTCAATGACCGCTGACATCTACGGACAAAGTGGAACGGGGGATAGTTTACGTGGCTCAACGTCACTTACCGCTGCCGCAGATGTTGATGTAGATTTTGACACCGCAGCGGTTTTTACAATGACATCAAGTATTACGGTAGATTTAAACTTTACAAACGCATCAATAGGTGATGTAAAAGACATTATTGTTACCGATTCAGGCGGAACGTCCGCTTTAACTTTTGACACGGGGTCAAACACCGTTACAACAATTGCTGGTAGTTATAGTGCTAGTTCGGGTGCGGTTAACTTTATACAAGTAGTTTGCACGGCTGCAAATACATTTTTCTTATCAATTTCACAAAGCGTATAATTATGAAAGCATTAGTAGAAAAAAATAAAATAGTTACAACTTACCCAACACTACCTAATAGTTTAAAAGTTGGAAGCACTTTCATTCTTGGAGGTTCACACAACCTAAGCGAAAAGAGATTACAAGAATTAGGAATTTATGATGTTGTGCAACCAAGATACAATTCACAAACACAAAACAAAGGCGGGTTGTACTTTGACAAAAAGAAAAAAATAGTTACTTACGAAGTTACCGATATTGATTTTTCTGCGACTTATGAAGTAGTAGATGAAGAAGGTAAAAAAACGGGTGAAGTAAAAAATGTTTATGATGTTGATACTAAAAAAGCAGACTTAATAAAAGACTTAAAATCAAAAGCTAATAAACTATTATCACCAACAGATTGGCAAGTAATTAGAAAAGCCGAAAGAGATATTGCTATTGATGATGATGTAAAAGAAGAAAGAGCAAAAATATTATCAGAGTATGATAAAAAGAAAAAAGAGGTAAATGCTAAAAAGAAATACGAAACTCTTTTAAGTTACGATACTACTTTTTTCCCTGTAAAACTTGACTAATGGCTTTAGGAAAAAGATTAATTAATACAGGCGGTGAAGCAGCTTGTCTTACTGAAACAACTGATATATTCGGAGATTCAAGTGGTAAACTTTTATATTCATTTGATACAGATGCAAGTGATGCTTCTGGTGTATATAGTGGCACACCTACTGATATTGACTTCGGAGTAGGTGGTCAAATAAACACAGCTGCAAGATTTAATGGTACAACAAGTGATATTAATACTAATCTTACTTGGACATTTGGAACTAAATTATCTTTTTCTTGTTGGTTTTATATGGCTGGTGGTGAAAGTCATAACCAATATATTATTGCTGATTTCAATTCTGTTGGTGCAAACGCTTCATTTAGATTTGCAGTTTCTGTAAATAGTTCAAATCAACTTGTAGTAGGAACAAATGATGGAAACTCAGGTACTTTTATAACGTTTGGTGCAATTAACAGTTATTTAAATAAATGGACACATTTAGCTGTTACTGTAGATGGGACAAGTGTAAAAACGTATTTGGATGGCTCACAATTTGGGACAACAGGTACAAGTAGTTTTAGTCTAACTAATGGTGCAAACCCTTTTACAATAGGTCATTATGCAGCAGCTAATACAGATGCACATTTTGAAGGTTCTTTAGACCAAATAAGACTTTTTTCTTCTACTCTTACAGATAGTCAAGTTAGCACTTTAGCCGCAGAAACCGCTTGTGTACATACATCTACAACTGATAACAATGATTTCCCTGTTACAAATGTTGCTTATTACAAATTGGATAATTCAGCAGATGACAGTAAAGGAACAAATCATGGAACGGAAAATAATATTGAGTATAGATTTGGCAAGTATAATCAAGCTGCGGTATTTAATGGAAGTAGTAGTTACATAAATCTTCCAAACTTAGGAACTGATTTATCAGGCTCAAACACAAGAACTTTATCAGCTTGGGTAAATCTTGATGCAAACCCTTCTGTTTATTATGCGGTTGTATCTTATGGAGCTGCTGCTAATTTAGAAAGTTTTGGTTTGTACATATCAAGTAGCGGAACTCCAAGAGTAAGTTATTATAATCTAAATTGGGACACAAGTACAACCTTAACTTTAGGCAATTGGCATCATATAGTTGGTATATATAAAGGCGGAAATGTTGAAACATCAACCAATACAGAATTATATATTAATGGAGTAAAACAAACAATAACTAAAACAGGTAGTTTAACAGGTGCAATTAATACATCTAATTTAAATTATGCTATTGGCTATTATAGAGCAGATTCAACTAATTCTTTTTTTGATGGAAAGATTGACCAAGTTAGGATATTTTCTACTGACATAAGCCAAGCAAATGTTACAAGTCTTTACAACGAAAAACCTGAAACAGATACATCTACATTTAAGACTGTATTGTATGAGGGTAATAATAGCACACAATATATTTCTAATGTAGGGTTTCAACCTGATTTTGTTTGGGTTAAATCAAGGGATTCCGCAAGTTATGACCACAATCTTTATGATTCCGTAAGAGGTGTATTAAAAAGACTTAAATCAAATACAAATTCTGCGGAAGATACAAACGGAAAGCTAACATCTTTTGATGCTAATGGATTCTTTTTGTCAGCAGGAGGTGATGCTAATGCAAGTGGGCAATCTATGGTGGCTTGGTGTTGGAAAGGCTCAAATGCTGATTCGGTTCTAAACGAAGTGGGTGATATTGATAGTCAGGTGAGCAATAGCGACAAAGGATTTTCTATTAGCCTTTATACAAATAATGGTAATGCTTCACTTCGTGTTGGACACGGACTTACAGTAAATGGGGTTGCTACTGCTCCTGAAGTTTGTTTAATTAAAAAAGTAAGCACCACTGGTAATTGGCAATTTATGACCACTGTTATTGATGGCTCTTTTGATTTTATAAATTTAAATAATACTAATGCAAAAAGTGATAGCTCATTAACTGCGCCAACTACAACTACTTTTGCTGCTGAATCTGGTGCAACAGGTCAAAGTATGGTTTGTTATTCTTTTGCATCTGTAAGCGGAGTGAGTAAGATAGGCACTTATAGTGGCACAGGGTCATCAGGTAATACTGCAATTACAGGCTTAGGATTTACACCAAGTTTTTTTATGGCAAAGCGTGTTGATGTTTCAGGAAATTCTTGGACAATTCACGACAACAGAAGGGTTGAAAGTAACGGAAATTTAGGGCATTTATTTGCAGATACAAATACTGCTGAAGGTAGTACAGGTTATGATGTAGATTTTGTAAGTGGTGGCGTTACAATAAATGCCACAACAAGTAATCTAAATGCTTCAGGTACTAATAATTATCTATATATGGCATTTAAATAATGGATGATTCAATGAAGATTTTTTCAACCTATGCGGCAAGTCTCTTTGCTTTAGTTTTTAGTATAAGTGATATAAATTCTTTGCTTCAATTCTTAGTATTATTAGCTACGCTTGTTTATACAGTGCTTAACATATATAAATCTTTTAAGAAATGAAAATGCCAAGCAACGGAGTAGCAAAAGATATAAGGCACTATATCGGTGCTTTAGTAGTATTTTTTCTTGTAGTAATTATTTTGTTTTATTTAACAAAGTATTCTATTCCAAATGAAAATGCACAAATAGTAAATACTATTATAGGTATGATTGTAGCTTCATTAGCTATGGTTATAAGTTCAATAACAGGTCGAAATCCTGATGACCTTGAAGCTGCTAAG